GGTGCTCTCCGGGGGATGCTGCAGTTCGCCGCCAATGCCTTGAACGGCGTGATCGGCGCCATCAACAGCGTGATCGATGGCATCAACGTGGCCAGGCGCGCCATGAACCTGTCGACCTATGGCCGCATGAACCTGATCACTGTCCCGGCCTTCGCCGAAGGCGGCATCGTCAACCGGCCCACCCTGGCCATGGTCGGGGAAGGCGGCCAGCCGGAGTACATCATCCCGGCCAGCAAGATGGCCGCGGCATCCACCAACTACCTGGCTGGCTCGCGCGGGGCATCGGTGCTCAAGGGCGGCGGCTCCGCCACCGGCACGCCGCAGATCAACATCACCACCGGCCCGGTGATGCAGGCTGACGGTCAGCAATGGGTCAGCATTGGCGACCTGGAGCGCGCGCAGCGTCAGACCGTCGAGGCGATGATGGCCCAGCTCCGCACCCCGGCCGGCCGCTACGCCATGGGGGTCCGCTGATGGCCAGGGCACAAGCGCAGTATCTGCGGATCTTCGATGCTGGTGCCACCTACCAGCGCTGGCAGTCGTACTACGTCGGCTCCACTGTGGCGATGGGCGGCAGCAGCTGGATCTACCAGCAGTTCGATGCTGATGGCATCACCAGCGGCCAGGGTGCCAGCGAGGCGGCGATGTCGATCGTGCTGCCTGCCACACAGCTGGTGGTCGATGCGGTGGAGCTGGCCTTGCGTCAGGCCCATCTGGCTGAGCTGGCGCTCTATGAGTTCGACCCAGAGCTGGGCAACTCCAGCCCGCAAGCCGCGCAGGTGCTGGTGGCTGGCTTCACCGGCGAAGTCGTCAGTGCCAGCGCCACACTCAGCACCATCACGATGAGCCTGGGCAGTTCCCTGTCGCCGGTGGGGGCACAGATCCCGCCACGGCAGTTCTCGACGCGCCTGATCGGCGTGCCGTGTCAGCTATGAGCGGCATCAAAAGCCTTCCCGGTACGAGCGGCGGCGGCATTTCGCTGCCAGGAGTAAAAGTCGGCCTATCAGGCACAACCGTGGGGCTTCGCGGGGCTGCCGCAGCTTCAATCCAGAGCTCTGGCGGCTCATGGCTGACGCCATCGGCGGGACGATCTACGTCCCTGTCTCAGGTCGCCCTGCAGGCCGGGAACGTCTCGCCACCGCTCAAGGCTGACCCGGCCAAGGGCAACACCAACACCCAACCAGCGCAGCGCAGCATTGTGATGGGCGAGGTGATCCCGATCGTGTTCACTCGGCGGCTGGGGAAGGATGGCGGCGTGATGCTGCAGCCTGGCTGCACTGAAGCTGCATTCAGCGTCAACGGCAGCAACACCCTGACGGCGAAATATCACCTGGTTCTGGGTGAGGGCCAAATGTTTGAGGTGCAGCGCCGGGACGTGTCGCAGATCGGGCTGCGACGGGGCACCTTTAGCCAGACCTATGGCAAGCGAGCCGGGAACTGGACGCCCGGCAACACCATTGCCATCCCCACCAGCGGCACCTATCGGGTCGCCTCCTACAACTGCGGCGGGGGATCGTCGGGTTATGGAACCTATGCCGGCCTGACCACCTTCTCGTTCATCACGGTCTGCCCTGATGGTGATGACAGCTGGAAGGGTCAGATCTCAATCTTCATCCGTGGCGGCCTGAAGGTGACGCGCCTAGTGGATGGTCAGTTCGGCCCCAGCTCCAACGTGGTCGACCTGGCCAAATACCTGCTGACCCAGTCGGCCAGGGTGCCATCGGCGGTGCTGGATTCCAGCAGCCTGACCAGCGCGGCGACCTTCATCGATGCCAACCTGTTCCGCTGGGATGGGGTGATCAAGGACAGCACCAACCTGCGCGACTGGCTGGCGCAGACCCTGCCTTACTACCTGCTGAGGGAGTCCAGCGTCAACGGAAAGCTGGGCCTCAGGCCACTGCTGCCGGTCAACAACGACGGCACAATCAACACCGGCACCATCACTCCTGCGTTTCTGTTCGATGAGACCAGCATCATCGCCGGCTCCCTGGAGATCCAATACATCCCCCTGGCTGAGCGCAAGCCGGTGTGCCTGCAGATGCAATGGCGCCAACAGGATGAATGCCAATGGCCACTGGTGCGCACCAGTGAGGTCCGGTATCGCGGCACGGCTGAGACTGGTCCGTATGAACAGCACGACCTGAGCTACTGCGCCACCAATGAAAACCACGTCATCAAGGCCGGCACTTACATCCTGGCCAGGCGCCGGTACGTCACCCACACAGCACGGATCACTCTGCGTCCTGGCGCCGCCTCAAGGTCGGTGGTGGCCGGGGACATCATCCAGTTGCGCCTGACCCGCGAGAGCAGCACCGGATCGATCGGCAGCCACAACCGGCTGTACACGGTGGAGCGCATCGTCAAGGACGCCGCCGGCGCGCTGACCCTGGAGTTGCTGCATTTCCCAATCGATAGCAGCGGCCGCAGCCTGATCGCCTTGGACGTGGCAGCCGCTGCAGGAACCGGCCTGCTCCTCAACCCCAACACTGAAGGCGCGCCAGACGACTACAGCTGTGATGACAACACCGTGCCCCCAGATGATTCCCTGCCAGCCAGCAGCTGGCCTCCAATCGACAACAGCTTCTTTTCTGGCGGCTCGTTATCTGGCGGCCTGGAAGCTCCTGGAACTGATACCGGCACACCGCCGTCGGATCCGTTGGGCGATCGTCCTGGCTTGATCGTCAACAGCGGCACCGATGGATCAGGTAACCCAGTTACCACGCTGCAAATCCCCGGCCTTAATGAATGCCCCAACCCCAGCAGCCAATGGTTGAAGGGTCAATACATCAAGCCTGATGGCACGATCATGTACGCCGCCATTGCTGGTGAGATTGGCAGCAGCCTGACGATCACCGGCGCGCTCTATGGCGCCGGCTACACCGCCGTCTTCACCTGCGACGGCAGCAACCCCATCACCTCCACCAATGCCAAAGGCATTGTGACGCTTGCTAGCAGCGCCACGGTATTCCCATCCGTTCAAACAACTGTTCCGAACGGATATAAAATCCTATTGCGTTATTTCCGCACCGATACACAAACAGTTGAGCCAACCATTGTGGCAAACAGCTATGGAGCTTACGGAGTCGACGGACCAAGTAGCGGCGGGGTGTTCTCCTTGTGGGTCACCAACAGCAGTGGCGCCAAAGAAGTGACTGGGGATTACTTCGGCACCAGCTTTGGGAACAACCCGGCCGATGGTCCGTTCCTGATCTATATCAGCGCTGGAACGGTGGCAATATGACTTCCTTAATCACCCGTGCCCAGGCAGAGGACCGCTGGGCCTGCTGCCAGGGCTGCCCAGCCTTCCGGCCTGGCCTGGCCCGATGCGCCCATTGCGGCTGTGTCATGCGGCTCAAGGTGTGGTCACCGTGGGCAACCTGCCCAGAGGGGCACTGGTAAGGCATGGCGACATTCCCAGCACTGCGGCCAGCGTCCCGTACCTTCACTGCTGCCAGCTACCCCAACGCCACGCACGTCGCCTACAGCGGCCGGGAAAACCGCGTGCGCACCAGCAACGCCATGACCGGTGCGCGCCTACGACTGCAGTTCCTGGCGATCTCTGAGACTCAGCTCCTCCAGGTCGCCAGCCACTACGCCGGCCAGCGCGGGCGGTTCCTGCCGTTCCCCTTGAGCACGGAGGTGCTCAGCGGCATGGCCAACCCCAGCGCACTAACCCCAGCCGGTTATCAGTGGATCTATGCCGGCACCCCGAAGGTGACGGACATCTCGGTCGGCACGGCCACGGCTCCCAGTTGCGTCCATGACGTGGAGCTTGAGCTGGAGATGGTGCCAGAAACATCCGCCTTCACTGCTGGCGCTGCCTGGGTGGCGGCATCGGCAATGGCAGGCGGGGCGGCTGACAGTGGTGTCATCCCTGGCGCGACCTGGTCGGTAACGGCGGCAATGGCTGGCGGTGGAATGGCAGATCCCGATTTCTCCAGCGTCTCCCTGCTGCTTCACATGGATGGCAGCAACGGATCGACCACCTTCACCGACAGCAGCAGCGCGGCACGCACAGTCACTGCGGTCGGCAACGCTCAAATCAGCACAGCTCAATCCAAGTTTGGCGGGGCATCTGGCCTGTTTGATGGATCTGGT